AGCAGGGTCGCACTCCACGTAATGTCTAAAAGACGTAGACGGTTTACCTGTCATGGAGTATTCAGTGTTGGTCATAGTAATCTTGTCACTAAAGTCAGCATGTAGTGAATCATATGAAGTCGCCATGATAACCGACCCCATGGGACCTCCTGTCGTGATGTCCGATGATGTTGATCGGAACTCATAGAACATGCCCAGAGCTTGCCAGCTCTCGTATCCCTCGGTAACTAAGCTGGCCCACGGAAATGACTCCCGGAGACCAGGATTTATGGGGAAGTTGAGTACTGTGAAGGCAGTACCTCCGTCTGCCGTGATATCACGAACAAATTCAGTGTGTGTGATCACGGTCACATGATTGTAGTTAGCAAACTGTGGTGATTGAACTCCTTCCTGAATTGGGGCTAATAGGGAGTTTGACTTGATTGATGAGTAATCACCAAATCCAACTAAGTGAGATACTCCCTGACCAAGTAGGCCGCCAATCATCGCTCCGGTCCCACCTCCAAGTGCGCCACCGGCTGCAGTGCCTATGGCCTTAAAGGTTCCCTTGGGTGTTCTACGCTTGATAGTTTTACCAACAGCCCTCGCGGCGTCTCCGACATAACCACCTTGTCCTCTGATGGTCGGTATTCCGCTGGCCAATGACAAAGCATTCAGACGGCGTAGATCATTCATGGTCAAACCAGATTGATTCCTCCCCTTCTGTTGTCTTGGCCTGTTTTTGTTGTTTTTGCACGGGTATATGGCTGAGCGGTTGAAGCTGAACGCGTCTGAACATCTCTTCCAATTCATGAGATTCTTGTTCATGGCCTCGTCTGCTTTCTTCAGCGCAAACCGATTGTACAAACTGTGGAGTGACACTCCCCATGTCAAGCTCAACGTGGATATTGACGTGAAGAACGTGTGAAGCCACTTGTGTGAAGTGGTGCCGAATGCGGCGTCTTCTTCAGCTCCATAAGCATAAGCGGCCACCAAATTTTGAATGGTACTCCCGTGACCTAACTTCCACTTCTCCTCTTCAAGAGGAGCAATGTTGATGATGCTGTGGGTTTCGAGGTCCATCCCACTGGCATGGTTGTCAACAGTTGAGTCCTTAAGTATGACGGAAAGTTCGTCTCTCATCGTGGTGTCGGGGTAGTCCACATTCTGTGCATAACCAGAGGTGAATATTTGTCCATTCAAAACATACGGGAAGTCATCAATGTGGATCACTTGATCAATTTCCCTCTCAAGTTCCAGAATTGATTCAACATCAATACCATATTTGATTGAAAAGGCAGCATAGGTCGACAGGTCTGGCTCAGCAACTTGACCTCCTTGGATACGACCCTTATAAGCTGTTCTGTTGTCAACATAGGCCTTGATGTTCTTTTCCTCGGCTGTTGCCACGATTCTTCTTAAGAAGGCACCCAAGATTGGAACGTGACCACCGGTTGGCAAGAGAGATTTGGCCGTACCATACAAGAGGCGCTTGTGAAGGTTCGGGTGGTGTTTATGGTGATTCATTCCGAACTTCGCCAAAGTCCTAAATGGTAGGTTGCTATACCTATACCCAAACGAGAGGGGTAAAAAGTCTCCGGAACAGAATGTCACGTCCGAGATCTCCTCTCTACGGAACACTTTCACAGTCATACCCAGGTCACTGTATGCCTTAGTGATGTCATCAACGTTAAACTCTTTTCGCATGCCTACGATAGAGTCATCTCCCAGGACGATCATTTTTGGCTTATCATCCCAGTCAAGTCTATGGACAAACATGGTGATCAGGATGTTCAAAAGACTATTGAACATAGACGTCCACAGATCTCCAGATCTCCTACCATGGGACATGGTGATTTGAACCTCCCTGTCCTTAGAAACTAATCGTCTGACTTCCCAGTTTTCCAGGATGAAATCGAAAGACGGCTTGAGTCCTATCACCTTCTTGAGCAAGAAGTACTTCTCAAGTTTTAGCATGGTGGGCGTGATAGACCCATCAAAACCGCTGACGTCGGCTTCATAAACACTACCTGATTGGCTTTCATCAAAGATGCGTTGCACGAAGTCTCCCACCTGGTCCGGTGTAGAAGCGTAGGAGTAGAATATATCAGTACTCCTATCGAATCTTTGTGCTAATGCTTT